ATTCGACAGAAACTGTATCATCCACATCAGATGGAGACACGGGAGATGAAGACTCTTTAAGTTATTTTGCTAGATTAGCAAACTCATAAACATACATACATAATATAGTAAAGGGCAATAGTGAAAGCTATTGCCCTTTTTATTATCCTTGCCAATATCCACCTCCATATACACCCGCTATCGTTTTTGATTTAAGACTACTTTCTCCAATGACGTTATACTGCGTATTATTTGGTGCGTTTATTGTGGTGTTTGTTGAAGAAACGTTTGCTGGACCGTATGGGGTATTTCCACTACCTCCAGATTCGTTTATATCACGTTTTGCTTCAAGGCCTTCTTCCAATTTTTTGATAGATTGAAGTTCCAAATCAACCCTTCTTTTTGCTGCGTTTGTTTGTGCGTCGAGATCGTCGATGAAGTTCTCTGCAGACTCAGGTAAAAGAATCTTTGGGACCTTTTTAAGAAGACCAATAATTCCTTGTTGTAAAAATAGGAAGAATGATGCAATTGATAAACCAATTTTCTTTAATGTTATTTTTATCTTATCAAGAGTATCAGCACCAAAAGTGTCCTTTATGAGTGCACCTAGCATATTGAAAGGAATCATGACAGTCCCAACTATTCCATCCCAAATCTTCTGTAAACCTCCCATCATTTTATCGGTATCCCATGTGAATATACCGACTACTAAATCGACTAATCCACCAAAGACATCTTTAACGCTTTGAATAATTACTTCTGTTTGTTTACCTATTTCTTCTGCTATATTATCAAGACCAAGCCATTCTGCGAGCTTAGATGGTATCCACGCTAATATGCGGAGTAAGCCACCAACCAATCCATCAAAGACTTCCATAATCCCCTGCTTGATGCCTTCAATTATTCCACCTTCCTCGTAGCCTTTCATAAAACCTTTGACGAAGTCAATTATGCTGAAAAGAATTGTGATTGGTAAAAATACCTTTCCAAGTAATCTTCCAACAGTTTTTGCAACCTTTATGATCGCTTTAAACGGACCGGATTTCGCGAAATCAGCAATACGTTTAAACACGCTAAAAATCTTACTAATTGCCCCGCCTTTTCCACTAAAGATTTTATTAATAAATTTGTTATTCTTAAAAAAATTACGAATTGGGTCAAACATTTTACCAAGCAATTTTCCAAATTTACCTCTCGTAAGGAAATTTAGTTCAACACCTAACTGACCAATAAAAGCAAAAAACGTTACGAAAGGAGCCAATAGCAAACCAAACCCTATACCTAATAGTTTACTAAGTCCGCCATCTGTCTTAGGTATAAGCGATTTTAAAGCAGAAGATAAACCATCCACTAATGATGTAGAAAGTCCATTGATACCATCAGCAATATCTTGAAATATCGACTTTTGCTCAATACTTTCTTCAAGTCGTTTAAGATCGTTTTTCTTTTGCTCATCAATAAGTTTATCAGCTACATTTTCTTCGCTGTTTACGACCATGACCTTTTGAGTAACATCAGCAAGATCTTTTTTTGTTATGTAATCACCGTCAGGCATATTTCTATTTATACTAAAAGAAGAATGGTAAGTGTTTTATTTAAAGTGTACTACGACGTTCATAATTTAATAAATCGTAATCGTTTGAATATCTTTCTTCAATTAATAATCGTGTTTTATTATCAATTTGCGGTTTCGAAAATGATCCACTTGAATTTCGGTGGGGTATATCAGGATACACTCGCCCACAATGGTTTTCGATTATCTCTTGGCAATTTCCCCAATCATGCCTAATGTGTTCAAATCTAATTATGTAATTTAATCTATTTAAATCCAAATCAAATGTTTGGGATCTAAAATGTTGATCACATTCCAAACCAGGTCCATCTTTTATTTTGCTAACTGATTTAATAAACTCATCAAATGACATCTTATGTTTAAACATATTGGGGTGACGACGATCAAATCCTTTATGATATCTCACGCCATTTACTTTGTCTTTCCAACAACTTATTAAGCGATCTTCTGGGTGACGAGAAAATCCGATGACTAAAGAATTATTAGAGAATTCTTTAGTGTCTAACATCTTCCATTTTAATGATGGGTTGAGCGCAATTTGAGAATGTTTTCGATTATCCTTTTCAAATAATTCAATCAAAAGCCATTTCATTGACGTATTGCATGCCTTACATATCATTTGAAAGATAATATTATCTTCTTCAATAAAATAGTTATTAGGATCAGCCATTTTTAGTTTTGTTCAGCTCTTAACTTCTCTTCTTCCAAATGATTCTTTAATAATGTTAAATAAATTTCCCTTTCCCACGGGATCATGTTATCAAGCTCTGTTAAGCTATATTTATGATGTTGTAACAAAGAAAACTGGACATAGTAGTAATTTTCTAAGTTATTGTGAGAAAGGCTTATTCGAAAAAATCAGCTAAACCACCTAATGTTTTCTTATTTGAATGATTACAATGTGGACATGTGTATTCAATGTCATGCTTAAGAGAAGGAATCGTATTCACCCATTCGTTAATTTTTAACACCTGCTCAGAACTTAATGAATCAATAAAATCGTCAATCTCTTTTGTTGAAGCTTCAGAAAAAGGATAAACGTTATCTCCATCGAACACACTTTCGATTACAGTAGAGATCGCAGCTGTCAAATCATTTGCGCTTTTCCCTCTAGCTGATTTTTCAGCATCCTTTAATCCGGGCTCTTTAAGTATAACTCCAATCTCATCAGTTAATTTAATATTGTTGTCATGACTACTTTCATTATACTTAACGTCAATAGCTGATAGATCAATTTGCGTCTCCACATATTCTTCACAGCCATCACATTTTACATTAATATCGGATGTTTCACCTATACTCTTTGATCTGATTTGTAGAAGAATGTACTCAAGGTCATACATCGCCAAAGTGTATAGATCAACTTTACCAAACGTGCAAGACTTAATTACATCTTTCATGGCTGACAGTAAGCTTGAACTCGTGTTAGCTTCTTGCGCGATCATTAAGATCTTTTCTTCTTTTACGAGGAATGGTCTAAACTCAATAGTTTCCTTTGTAGATGGAACAGTGAGAGTATACTTTGGTGTTTCAATTGTTGGTAACATAATAATTTTTGTTTTATAATTTAGATTAGTTTCTTAAAGACTTTAAGTTTGTCCTTAGTGCTATTTATTATAGATTTGATAGCACCTTCTACCTTGAATGTATCGTACGTCATTACAACATCGATCTTAATCGTTTCAGATGATGCGTTAGATAGTTCAACGCTGTTGACACTTACCGGGAATGCATCCAGAAGTTTAACACCATAAATTGGTGTGTTCTTTTGATCAAGTTGTTGAATAAAAACGTCTGTCTTATACTCACTATCATAAGAAACCATGTGTGAATCTGGATCAATGATTGATTCCATCCATTTGTCAAAGAATTTTTTTACGTAGTAATCATTTGTAAGTAAAAAACTAAATGTCACATCTTCGTTAACGACTGTGTTAGGTTTTTTTCTTGTTGCACGATCATACGGGTCGTATTCGGATGTTTGAATAATTCGACCAGGGAGTGAACACGATTCGCATAGAATATTGATATCGCGTGGATCATTTACTAATCCACCTAAACTAAATGTCCCACTTAAGGCAGAAGCTGCTGCAGATTGTAGATCCAAATTTAATAAACTTTGAGTAGGAGGAGTGATTGTTACGGCAAAACGGTTACCTCTCGCGATACCTCCTCTTTTTCCAATCGTGGCTTTTAATTGATCAATCGTAACTGGATTGATTGTATTTTTTGCGTCATCTATAAGTCCCATGTTTTTTATGTGTAGTATTTTTTAGAATCTTGCCAAACTTTACTTGAAGGTACTTTAGCAAATTGTTTTGGCTCGTGCGGTAAGAATAAAACTGATTCCCAATGCTTTGATGGAACTTCAACGATACGTGATGTAACGTGTTTTCCAAGATAGTGTTTAAAACATGGTTTAAAGTATCGAAGTTGCGAGTTTCTTTTTAAAAAACTATATCGTAACCTTAAACGTGTAGTTTCATCATAGTCATCGTTATTGGTATATTCTGTCAATCTATCGAAAAAGATAGCTCTTATTTTTGGTGGAAGGTAATGTAAATTTATGCCATAAAAACCACCTTTAGCTTCTCCTATTAAAAATATGAGTGGAAATCTATCATAGTACGGCAATGTTTCTTTTCCCTTAGGATCATACATATACATAAACATCCTACCTATCCATGATCTTTTCTGTGGTAATGATTTTCGTATAAGATTGTCATCCCGCAGAACCTGCTTCATATATCTAGGTGCTCGAATAGTTTTTATTTCTTTTCTAAACCAATCAAGCGCTTCGCGTGTACCCTTCTCTATTCCAGCTGCGGATGATCTGGTTTCAAGCCTATTCAAAAAGGTATTTGGCATATAAGTATTTATACATTTACAAAATCTTTATGCCCATAGATTTAAGTGTCGTTTCTGTCCAAATCTGAAACTCCATATCGTGTTTATTGGCAAAAGCCGCAGCTGCTTCCCACTTAGATTGGTTTTTAGCATATGTCATCACCTCCCTTAAATACTTTTTTGTTTTTCGACGAGATTGTTTTGGAGGCTGTGTTTGTTTATCTGGTTTAATTTCTATCAAATACAGTTTTCCATTTTTCATACGAATAAAAAGGTCAACAAAATATCTATGAATCTTTCCATCTGTTTTACACCGATATGGAACAACTACTTGTTCTGAATTCCAACCGATCACCGAAGATGTTTCGTCGAGCCAGCGAAACGCCTGTCGTTCCCACATTGAACGATAAATAACATTATTGAAATCACCTTCATATTTAGAAGGGTGCTTAACTTTGTATTTTCCTTTATAAAACTTCATTGTACATAAATATTTATACCTCTAATCTTAGTTTGTTTCAAAAGACAGTATAATATAAATATCTTAATCACATAATTTATTATAAATAACTAATAATGGAAGAACAGTTTATAGATACCGCGAAAAAGTTCGTTGAGAATGCGCTAACCGAAGGGTCGACTGCTGCATCCACCGATTCTGCAAACCCTATTATTAGCTTTCCACGAGATCTTGAAGAATTGGGTAGACCATATGTCCAATTTTCGTGTATGAAAGAAGGTAGAAACATATTTTTACCAATGCCCGCGGGAATTACAATAGCTGATGGAGGTGAATATTCTACTATCAATACCGCTACAATGTCGGCTCTTGCACAAACCGCGAGAGCTGGTGTGGATGCAATTACTGGACAGGGAGGCGGTGCTCTAGATGCTGCAAGGGCTATGGCAAAGGACATTGGTAACCAAGCATTTTCAGGAGGTGGAATTGGTGCTGCTATTCTTTTATCTAAAAAAATGGGCTTAAATGATTTGGCCGATACAGCTTCATTTGCAGGTAAAATGGTTGTTAACCCTCGAACAAACGTATCGTTTTCTGGAAACAACTTAAGGCAATTTGGATTTAAATTTACACTTATTGGTAGAGATAAAAGCGAAGTTAATGCTATCGATGCCATACAAAACACCTTTCGTAATCAAGTTTATGCGTCTGAAATGGATAACGAAAAGCTTTTACTTAAGTACCCAAACCAATGGCAAATTAAATTCTTTTCACCTGACAAACCTGGAAAAGAACTAGATTATATTCCAAAGATATACACATCATATCTTACATCGTGTAGTGTTGCGGTTAACCCTAGTTCACCGCGTTTCCGAACTGATAACTCTCCATACGAACTTACTATTGATCTCGCCTTTCAAGAAACTAAAATTCTTACAAGGGATGAAATACAACGGTTGGAAAATGGCGATCGTACAAATAGAGAAGCTGATGATATAGCTAAGATTGGTAAAGAGGCAGGATCAGTGGCTAACAAGGCCTTCCGTTACTTGGTAAAATCGCTGAAATCACCACCTAAAAAATAATAATGTTCTTTAAACAATTTCCAAAAACGACGTATAGTGTTAAAAACGATGCTATACAACAAGAGATAGCAGACCATTTTAGGTATGTTGATGTCATTGAACGGTCATCACAGAACTTTTATTCATATAAGAAGGAACAGATTATTGATTCTGAAAGGCCCGACACAATGTCAAATCGCTTATACGGAACCAATGATTACTATTGGACGTTCTTTATTACGAATGATACATTAAAAAATGGCTTATCTGCATGGCCGAAAGGTGATAACGAACTTAATCAGTTTATTTTAAATGAATTTAAGAACTTAAGCGTATATAGATTTCCATTTAATGATACTCGACAAGACGGTGTAATCGAAACTATCACGGGATTACCTATTAACAATCCTAACTATTTGCCATATCTATATCTTCTTACTCCTATTGCATCAACTCCTTCTGCGCCAGGTCCTGGTGGAGATCCTAAAAAGGTTTATGCGAAAGTTAAAATAGTTGACTATAAACCAAATCTTTCTCAAATTTGGATTGACTCGTCAAGTATTACTTGGACAACTCCTGATTCACAGTCCTTTGAAAATCGGGTTGGAGATGGCGGATATGTTGATACATTATGGACCAACCTCGCGAAACAAGTATTTGAATCGCAGAATAGTGTTGAAAACATCTCCATGGAGTTTAACATATTTTTCCAATCCGACGAAACACCCGAGGTTAATATTCTAAGAGAAGAGTATGTCAAATATGTCCGCGCTGCGATCACCAAATTCTACGGTGACAAATGGGTTGATGGTGACCCTGAAACAATTGACGATAAATCTTTAATGCTACTTCATGACTTGTACCCTACGCAATATTGGAAAGATTCTTCACTCGCACCTGCTCATTATTATGATTCCGTTAATCCTGAAAATGAGATTACCGAATATGAAACATTTGATTTCTCATCACCTAACTATATAACATATCGTGATGATATGATTGAAGATAACAATTCCAAAAAGAAAATAGTAGTTGTCTCACCTTCATATATTGACCAATTTGCGAGAGAATATAAAAAATTGTTAAATGAGTGAACCAAATAGATCATACACGGGTGATAAAGGACAATCATCCAAACAATCTTCGTATAAGATTCTGCAATGTATCATGGTGAATTCCGATGGTGACGAAAAGGATATACGTAACATGGTTGGTTATATACGAATTCACGAAAGTATATTTTCCGCTGCTTTAATGTGTGAAATCGGTATTCGTGATGAGTCTAACTTCCTTGAAGAGTTTAACATTACGGGTAATGAACTTATCAATCTTGAAATCGAGATAAATGTTTTAGGTGTCAAACGGGAGTTAAATTATACATTCTATGTACGAGAGTATAATGATTATGCTCGTAGCGCGCAAAACAACCAGATACAGGCATATACACTTATTGCTGTATCAGAACATGCTTATATCGCACCTCTTATTAACTATTCAGGCACTGCATTTGGTACAACCACGAGTGTGCTTGAAAACATATTTAAGAATGAACTGGATACCACGGGTGAAGATCATAAAGCAGCATTCATAACTGAAGGAAATTGTAAAACTGAATATGTTGGTTCGCATAACCTATCAAATCCACTTAAAGAGTCTCTTAAGGTATTAAGTACCGCAGCTGATGTTAATAACACTCCCTATGTTCTTTATCAGGATCTTTCGACAAATATAAATTTAGTACCTTTAAGTTACGTTACTGATAGAGAAGAAAATCCAATTTATAAAACATTTGTAAATAAACAATTGTTATCGACGGACGATGGTGATAACGAATATCTTGAAAGATCAACTCAAATGTTGAATATTACTTCGAATATTGGGATGGCACCTTCGATAAGAACTGCGGATGGAGGTGTTGCAACAAACAATACATTTATCGATATATCAAATAAACAGATACGAAGAAATGCTTTCTTTGCTGACATTGCTATTAATAAAGATTTTACAACTGCGAAAGCCTTACCTTCAACCACATACGGTGTACCAACATTACAACGTGTACAGACAGAACTTCGTGCAAAAGCAAAAAAGAATGTGACTTCCGCTGCTTTAAATTTAATTCATCCTCTTATTGGTCTTGCGAATGGGCTATTCTCAAAAGAAGTTCCTTCATCTGATCAATATAAATTTGGTCAAACTCGAGCACCGGCTGCAAAAGACGAGTATAGATATATTAACAGTAATAATGTAGAAGCAACCACACCTTCACAAACACGAGAACAACATTCAAACACATCACGAGCATATCTATCAAACTATGATTCATGTTCTCATAAATTTACTGTTATGGGTGATACACTCTTGAATCCTGCACGAACAATACAACTTAAATTCCCAAAAGCAACTGATCCTTCTGTATATAAGAAATATACTGGTAAGTCAGAAACAAATCTATACGATCATCTACTTTCCGGACCATATCTTATCTTTGAAACAACTCATACCTTTCAAGAAGGAAAATATGAAACACAAATGACTGTTAAGACCGATGCACTCGTTCCTACCGGTCTCGAAACGGAATAATCATTATGATAAATAATCCAAACTTCTTCCTCGGTGTCATTGAGGATATACAAGATCCAAGAGAATCAAATCGTGTTCGCTGTCGCGTACTCGGACACCATACTGAAGATCTTACAAAACTACCCACTGAATCACTTCCCTGGATGAATGTAACCTTTCCTGTTACATCTGCCTCTATGTCGAGTATAGGATCAGGTTCTCATGGTTTACTTCTTGGATCATGGGTATTTGGTGTATTTATTGATCCCGAAAATCAACAAGGCCTTGTACTTGGATCCCTTGCATCTGAATCAACATATCAAGAGGCATATGATCCAAACATTGGCTTTCGTGACCCTTCTGAAATATATCCTTTATCAACTCGATCTGATGCACCAGCTCTTACACAAACACAAACCGAAGCTGAACAGTCTTCAAGTTACCAGGATAAACTTAATAATCGATACGAAGATATACCTGTTGCTACACAACCTCATCTATCTACAATTACTGAAGACTCCGAACCCGAAAACGAAAAATATTCAACTCCAGATCCTGAAGAGTACGCACAACCAGTCTATCCTTATAATAATGTAATACAAACAGAGTCAGGACATACACAAGAATACGATGATACGCCTGGAAAGGAAAGAATATCCCAAACCCATAGGTCAGGAACCTCACAAGAGATCATTGCTGACGGAACAAGTATACATACCATCGTTGGTAATGGGTATAAGATAGTAGCAGGAGAAAACAATGTCTATATAGTCGGAAATTGCAATATCACTGTAGATGGAGACATGAAAACACTCGTAGGTGGTAACTATGATCTAGAAGTAGAAGGTGATATGAATATGCTCATACACGGAAACAGGAAGACGAAGATTAGCGCCGACTGCGATTCAGAAATTATCGGAAAGCGAAATATACATATTAGTAAGGGCGATACTTTAAAAGTCGGAGAGTCTCAGAATATTAGTATCACCGACGACGCGAAATTCGAAACACTTACTGGAGGTCAGGTAATTAACATAAAAACGAATAGGAACGCGAATGTTGGGTTAAAAGATATTCATAATGTGGGAGAAGATTACGATTTAAATGTAACAGGTAATCGTAATGATTCTACATTCGGAGATTCAGGACACTCTATATTCTCGAGTAGTAATTTAAAAATAACATGTCCAGAAAAAACGAATTTATCATCCCCAGTGCTTGAATTATCAGGAGATATTATCGCAGGTAATGCAGGTGTATCGCTTATAACACATTCTCACGTACAACAGGCAGGTAATGATGCTGGAGCTGGTGCTGATACAATAGCGCCAACCCCTGGAACAGGAGTAGGATCATGAATCATTTAATAAAAACACCAACACAGTTTGGATCAGCAGAAGTAATAGCAAGAGGTACGAATGAGTATACGCTCTTTTATACGAATTTAACAAACCTCGCGCATCTTGAATCATGGAATAAATGGGAATCATTTCCATCAGTTGTTCGCGTTGGTAACTTTGTTTATTGTCTTGCTCGATTAAGACACAGTAGTGTATACACTTATTGGACACTGATTGATATTGTTCCTGACCCAGCAGATCCTTATCGCCTTGGAAGTAATGTTGCGTATCCTCAGATTACGAATGAGATGAGCACTTCACTCGATCAGATACAGTTGAATCCGGATGATGATGAGAGTATAACGAATGATCAGGGTACGGCAGGTCTTGAGTTGACAACGCTTAAACCCTATTATACTCTACCTGTTACATCTTCGGGGTATGATAGTACATCGTCTATTGGAGGAATATTCTGGTCAGCAAACTATGAATTCACAAAGGTATACCCTTCCTTTCAACCAAATTGGTCAAGCGCGCGAATTATAAAATCAGTTAACACTCATGGAATTCGAATTGCAGGATGGGGTGAGCGAGTTGTGTGCGATGGAGTTCTTGATAAGATTAGTTTATTCGCGCCATTTGGAACAAAGAAACAATTCGAAACTCTTTATGGTAAGCAATCAGACTGGTGCGAGCCGGATGGTACTCAGTGGATGTTCGAAGCACCGGCCGGTCATGCTAATCAATCAGTAAGATGGGCAGATGATGATGCGTTCCAAGCTGAAAACGCTGATGGTAGAACTTATTACTATCCATTCCAATTTGATGAGCCTTTAAGCAATCAATACTTTATTAATGTAAGAGGTGATGTAAATCAGGATGGTGTTGATGATACACCTGTTAAGGATGTAGTTAAAACAATTGCAGGTATCGCGATCGCTGATGAAATAACACAAAGGCTCGATGTTACTAAATGTGGATATGATTTCGAACTTAATCTAGGTAATCTACCAGTGCCGGACTTTGTTAAGAGTATAGGAGCGAAGGCGAATGAAATGAAAGACACTATCGGATCTGCTATTAGTAAAGGTTCAGCAGGCATTCAGGAAATCGTGGAAAAGGCCGAGGGGGTAAAGGGCGCCTTAGAAGATGAGTTAAGTACAGTCGGTGAGAAGTTGACTGAGAACTTTTCTGAGGCACTATCGAAGATTAATCCTCTTGATACAGAGGCGATAGATGCCTTAAAGGAGAAGTGGTCGGGTGTCGTTGATAACATCGAAGGTTTAGTCGAAGGTTTAGATAAAGTTGACATATGTTCTCTTGTTGATGTTGTTGCAAAGGTTGATAAGAATGGTGTACTTATTAAGAAGCCAGAGATGGAAGATACTCCGATAGATCCGATTGAACTTCCGAAGAAAACGTATGTTGTTCCTATTGATAATGGTAATCTACCTCGAACATATGCACAGAAGAAAGAGGGTATTGCACCGAATACGATAAAGTTAATTGAAGAGCAATACGAGAATGCGTGGAAGAAGTTGTATGTTGTGGCTATGATTGGTGATTATAGATCGAGTGTAGGTGAGAAGAAAACACAGGTGCGTGAGCTCGGTCAGCAATTAAAGGATGATGAGGAGTATCAAGCAATAAATGGTGTGGTTGTCATGGGTCTTCCTGCACCGAGTAATTCTCGTCTTGAGGAGATGGAGAAGAAATGGGCACGGGATCACTACCTTCTTACGTATATTTCTCTTGTGTTATCACGTGCGCGTCAGCAAATATATCAAAGGTTCAAAGATCAGAAGAGACCTGATATTACATCCGACACTGATCCGCGAGATCTTGTGAAGACATCACTCTGGCAAGATGCAAATCAGCTATTGGGAACAAAGATGCATGCACCGGGTGTAATATGGTCGGTGTATACTCAAGAGGATTTGGATAAAAGGAATGAAATAAGAGATGAAATACTGAAAGCTATCAGTGAGTATATCCTGACTGAAGAGCTTATTCTATCACTGAATAGACTTTCTGTCGCAGGACCAAGCGAACATGTAAAGAATATAGAAACACCTGCATTAGATGAAGAAATCGGGGATGCAACCTTTGAAAGTGAAGGAGAAAAGAAATCGAATGAAATTGGAGGTGCTGTGAAGGATGGAAGTTCAGGTAAGGTGAGTTATGCTTATGAGAAGGGCACTATACGTAATCAACCTATTCAGCCGCGGCTCTTCGATATTCTTGAGAATACCGCGATACAGCACGATTTAACAATACAGATATATTCAGGAGGACAACCAGCGAAAGGTAGACGAACGGGTTCTTTACGACACAATAATGGATACGCGGCCGATGTACGCATTTATAATAAAGATGGTCGTCGTCTTACAGCAACAAGATCGAAGGATATACCTGAACTCGAGAAGATTGTAAAAACCCTCAGGGAAAACGGAGTAGAATCGATTGGTGCACATCCGCTTTATATGAATGGTAATTTACATATTGATATTGCATCATCCGGTCCTTCGAGTTCGCCAAGCACTGTTTGGGGAAATACACATGGCTATGGTTCTTCTCCCAACTGGTTAAGAAAAGCATTTAAAATTTAAACATGAAAGATATACTTAATATAGACACAAACGGGAAAGTAAGAGAGAAGTATCTTCGATATGTTCTTGTCGAAGAGATGCGTAAAAGCACACT